TCTCAAGAAGGGGTAGAAGTAACAGAGTAATTACTGTAAAAAGTATGGAGAATATAAGGAGGGTTTCGACTCTCCTTTCCTATTTATTAGAGAAAATAGACCGTATCATAGAAAAAGGGTTTATGAAAATCCCAAGATATTTATATTAAATTAAAACAAACTAAATAAAACATGGCAGAATCAATTATCTCTCCAGGAGTATTTACAAGAGAAAACGATATTTCTTTTATACAGCCAGCACCAATTGCAGCTGGAGCAGCGTTTTTAGGGCCAGCAGTAAAAGGTCCTTACGATCAGCCTACTATTGTTACATCTTATAGTGAGTATGTAAGAAAGTTCGGTGATACATTCCTTTCAGCTTCTAAAAGCTATGAGTTCTTAACTTCTATTGCGGTTAAAAACTATTTCCAAAATGGGGGACAAACAGCATTAGTAACAAGAATTGTATCAGGAGCATATACTCCAGCAGTAAATACTTTCATATCAGCTTCTACAGGAAAAACTGGACAGCCGTTTCAATTATCAACTATAGGAACAGGAGTGTTGTACAATAACGCAACATCTTCATTACATGCGTTGGAAGGTACAAACTACATCAATACAGACGGATCACTAATATCTGGTTCAAAAGAGAATGTAAGATGGGAGATTGCTAATGTAAATAGTGGATCAGGAACATTTACCTTAATTGTTAGACAAGGAGATGACAATACTAATAATAAAGTAATCTTAGAAACATTTAACGCAGATTTAGATCCAAACTCTCCAAATTATATAGAAAGAGTAGTAGGGAATCAAACAATAGTATATGATACAACCTCTAACTACAACAGAGTAGTAGGAGAATATCCAAACAGATCTAACTACATTAGAGTATCTGCAGTAAACTACACAACACCAGGGTACCTTAAAACAAACGGAGTAAGCGTTAACACAGACAGTTCTAATATATCTTATTCAGCATCTTTACCTTCTGTAGCATCAGGATCATTCTACAATGCAGGAGGAGATGTAAAAGGTGGAGCTACATTCTTTGGAAACATAACAGCAACATCTACAAACATACAGGGGTTAGTAGGAGATAATTACACAAGAGCAATTAACCTACTAGGCAATAAAGATGATTTTCAATTCAACATTATTGCAGCACCGGGATTAATTAACGAAAACGGAGCAAGCTACGCAGGAGCTGCAGCAACTATCGGCAACATGATAGCGTTAGCAGAAGATAGAGGAGACTGTATCGCAGTAGTAGACTTAGTAGCTACAGGATCAGCAGTATCTACAGTAGCATCTGCAGCAGCAGGACTTAATAGCTCTTACGCAGCAACTTACTGGCCTTGGGTACAAGTTCAATCAGCTACAGGTAAAAACGAATATGTACCAGCAGGAACAATGATTCCAGGAGTATATGCATTTACAGATGCTTCTTCAGCACCATGGTTTGCACCAGCAGGTCTTATCAGAGGAGGAATCGGAGGAGTAATCCAAGCAGAGAAAAAATTAACTAAAGGAGAAAGAGATACTTTATACGCAGGAAAAGTTAATCCAATTGCTTCTTTCCCAGGAACAGGTATATCAGTATTCGGACAAAAAACTTTACAAACAAAAGCATCAGCTTTAGATAGAGTTAACGTTAGACGTTTATTAATAGAACTTAAGAAGTTCATTGGTGACCAAGCAAGAAACTTAGTATTCGAACAAAATACTATTGCAACTAGAAATAGATTCTTAGCGACGGTAAATCCTTACTTAGAATCAGTAGTACAAAGACAAGGTCTTTATGCATACAGAGTTGTAATGGATGATACAAACAATACAGCAGATATTGTAGACAGAAATCAATTAGTAGGACAGATCTTTATCCAACCAACAAAAACAATTGAATTCGTAGTATTAGACTTTACAGTTGAACCAACTGGAGCGACGTTCGGATAATATTTAATAAACAGAGATATTTATAATTAAATAAGTAAAAATAAAAATGGCAGTATTAGATCCAAACGAAATAATGTTCAGAGCCTTCGAACCAATGGTTCAGCACAGGTTCGTAATGTATATAGACAATATCCCAGCATTCATGGTTAAAAACGTGAAAGCACCGAACTTTACAGATAGTATGATTAAACTTGATCATATTAACTCTTACAGAAAAATAAGAGGTAAAAGAGAGTGGCAAGATATGGATATGACTTTATATTCACCAATCACTCCTTCTGGAGCTCAAGCAGTAATGGAGTGGGCTCGTTTAGGATACGAATCAGTAACTGGTAGAGCTGGTTATTCAGATTTCTACAAAAAAGACTTAACTCTTAACATCTTAGGCCCTGTAGGGGATATCGTAGGAGAGTGGATTATTAAAGGAGCTTTCTTAACAAAAGGAGATTTTGGACAATTTGACTGGACTTCTGCTGACGGATTAGTAGAGATAGGAATCTCAATAGCAATGGATTATTGTGTATTGAATTACTAATAAAATTCAAATAAAAATTAACAAGCCTGGCATTAGTCAGGCTTTGTTGTTTTAAGAAAGTTTTTTTCATATATTTATATATAGAACTAGTTACTAACAAATAAAATTTATGGAACAAAAATTTAAACTACCTACTGAGACAGTAGATCTTCCTTCAAAAGGAATACTTTACCCAAAGGATTCTCCTCTAGCATCAGGAAAAATTGAAATGAAATACATGACTGCTAAAGAAGAGGATATTTTAACAAACGCAAATTACATTAAACAAGGAGTCGTTATAGATAAACTTCTTCAATCGCTAATAGTATCGGATATTAATTATAACGATATATTAGTAGGAGATAAAAATGCTATGATGGTTGCAGCACGTATTTTAGCGTACGGTAAAGATTATGAATTTGAGTATGATGGAGTTAAACAGACTGTTGATTTAAGTAATATTGAACCAAAACCTCTTTCTCAGGAATTAGAAAAAGCAACAGAGAATGAATTTACATTCACACTTCCAAGTACAGGGAATGTAATTACTTTTAGACTTTTAACACATGGAGAAGATGTAAAAATTGACCAAGAGGTAAAAGGATTACAGAAGATTAATAAAGACAGTGTGAGTGAAGTTACAGTAAGACTTGCACACCTTGTTACTTCTATCAATGGAAATAGAGATCAGAAAGATGTTAGAGATTTCGTAAACAACTACTTCCTTGCAAGAGATGCTAGAGAATTTAGAAAGTACTACAGCAGTTTAAACCCAGACTTAGACCTAAAGACAACAGTAACCAATTCAACAGGCGATGAGGAGGACGTCGATTTGCCGATAGGGCTTACCTTTTTTTGGCCTGACGCCAGAATATAGACTCGGGGTATTCACACAAATACATGATATAGTATTTTTTGGAAAAGGAGGTTACGACTGGAATACAGTCTACAACATGCCTCTTTGGTTAAGAAAATTTACATACAATAAGTTGTATGAGTTTTATCAAGAAAAAGAAAACAACAGTACTGACAAAACAGTACAGGAAGGAATTAAAAAAGCTCTTATAGAGAGGCAGGCGAAAGAAGCCACATATGTAACAAAGGCATCAAAAAAATGATGCCTTTTACTATTTATAAGTAAAACCACAAAGTAAATGGCAGCCAATAAAAGCACAGTTTCAGCAGCAGATTTAAAAAACTTAAAAGACTTTAATAAAGAAGCTTCTAGTTTAACTACTGTCCTTAGAGAATTAGCAGATGCATTAGGTAAAAATGCTAAAGAAGCTGCTAGATTTACAGGGGAGTCTGCAGCTGCATATGAAACTTCCTTCTCAAATGCCGTTACTTCAGCAAAAGAGTTAGCTGGGTATACTTCAAAGCAGTTAGCAGACACTAAAAAAGAAGCAGAGTTCAATAAAGCTGTATTAAAAACAGAACAAGATCGAGCTAGAGTTCAAGCTAAAATTGCAGAATTAAAAGATAAGCAAATCAATGCAAGTAAGACAGAACAGCCTTATATTGAAAAAGCTTTAAAAACTCTTGAAGATGTAGATGATGCAATAGAGTCTCAATTAAAGCATGCAGATGGTTTAAAAAAGAAATACGAAGAAATATCTAAAATAGATGTCTTCGCTCCATTTAAGGAGATGATGGGAAGAATCCCATACCTGAACAAAGCTCTTCCTGCAATGGGAGATGCTTCTAAGGCTTTAAGAGATACATGGACCTCAGGAGATAAGAGTATAGTTGGAGGGATAAAAGCAGCTTCAGCAGGAGCAGGAAAGCTTGTAAATGGACTAGGTCAAGCAGCAATGGGAGCAGTACTGGGAGCAGCTGTTGATGAGTTCACAAAATTAAACGAAAGATCAGTTAGTATGCAACACAACTTAGGGGTATCTCGATTAGAGGCTCTTAAGATGAATGATGCTATGATAGATGCTTCTCAAGCTTCAGGTAAACTCTGGTTCAACTCAGAAAGATTCCAGGAAGCACAAGAAG